CACAACACTGTGCGTGATACGAGACAACAACATCGGCGTCGTAATTGAGTTACCAGTAGGCGGAGAAACAACCAGGGTGATGCGGTCATTGAGTTCACGATCTAGCGCGTTGCTCCAGTCCCCATCGGGCGACAATACAACCTCAACAGGGTCAGCCTTTGGATAGACCTGACCGCCCCAACCAGTGACAATGTCACCAATCGCCACAGCGTTAGCAAGGCTGGCAACCTGTGTATCGACAGACGCTTCAGCAGCTCCATAGGTCGCAATGCTTGACGTGTTTTTCTTGGTGTAAACACCGCCCTGAGACATCGTCACATCAGCTTCATTACGCATTGAGTCGCCGTCATAAGCGATGGCCACGTCAGGCCCGATGGCGTAGCCTCCGGTGCCGTAGGTGCCCTGCGAAACAATCGAGCGTGACTGGCTGCGGATCTGATTTTGGTTGTACAGCGTCAACACGCCAGCACGAGTCACAAACAAGGGTGCATACTCAGAGTCGGCAACCTTCTGCAGCTCTGCCGTTGTCATCGGTGCATCGTCCGTTATCTCGAGCACGGTGGACGCTGGCGCCGACGGTGCAGAAGTCATGCTGGACGGGAACGAGGTCTGACCAATGAGACGGTTGAACCGTGCAGCAGTTGACTCAGAGAACGCAACCGTCGAGTACTTGAAAATTTCTTGGAACACGGCCTCTGTTTGAATGCCGTCCCACACGATGAATTGCTGGGTCTGTCCAGAGCCCAACAGATAAGCCTCGTTTACGGTGAACCCGAGAATGCCTGTCGGGGCTGTCGTCACGACTGTTTGAGATACGCCGTCAACCCAAATAGCCAGCGCTTTAGTGGTGCCATTGAAAGTGATGGACAGCATGCGCGCGGTGCCACCGTCAAACTTCTGACCCGTGTACCAAATGCGTTGTACGTTGCTGTTGTAGTCCAGCATGTAAACCCGATACGCCGACAGCGAAGCGTCGTACTCAATGCTGAATGCACAGTTGTAATAGATGCCACCCGTACCGAAGTCGGTCTCGGTATCGGGGATGATCCACATGGACGCTGAGAAGTTGCCGACGCCTTGCACAGCACCCGACGCGGTTATTGCTGCGTGGTTTCCTGTGCCCTGCACCGAAGAGTTGACAAGACCTACGGCAAGTTGGTCACCGCTAGAAGCAGCTGTGGTTGTGGCGAAGTTGAACGGGACAGAACCCAAGTCGGTTAGGACACCGCCAGCGACAAACGGCGTGATGGGCTCATCACACGGCCAATAGTGACGAGGCGACGTCGACAGGATGTAGGAACGGCTCCAGTCCACAGGCTGAGCATCAGACGCAAGTAAACCCATAGCGTCAAAACACGAAAGGGTCACCGTCGAGTCCTTACCTGCGTCAGTCCACACAGGAGGCCACCCGGCAACAAACCCACGAAACACAGGGTGAGAAACCATCGTGTTCGGGTCAATGGCAAGAATGCGGATTTGGCGACGCGGTAACAACTTTCCGTAGTAAGTACCCGAGGTATAGAACGGGTCAAAAGTACGAGCACGGTTGTTGAGCGTCACAGTTGCGGAACCGTAAAAGGTGCCCCAATCGTCGGAGCGTCCACGATCGATTGTCATGCTGTAAACATACGCAGACACATCAGTCCACGTAGGGCTCACAACATACGGGCCGTCGTCAAACGCAATCTGGACGACAGGAGTCGGATACGCCACTACTTGCCCCTACGGAAATAAGCGTTGAGAACATCGTTGACTTCTTTGCCAATCTTCACAGGATCACCGACGCCAGTGTTTACCTGAACCATCACACCACGGTTAGCAGTAGTAGCTGGAGCAAGAGTGCGCTGAGAGTCATACGGAGTCAAAGCGCCAGCCTGATAAACAGAACTTGCCTTAGCGTCAAAAGTAGAAGCAACCGAAGACGCAGCATTCTTCACACCACTAACAGCACCGGGCGTCAACTTCGCTACTGCAAAAGCAGCGACCGCTGCAGCACCAACCGCCAGCACAACAGGGTTAGCAGCCATAGCAATATTGAGAGCAATCATGGCAGCGGTAATCGCGCCGACTGCCAGAGCAACATCTCTAAACGTCTTCGGGTTTTTCGCAGCCCAATCACCAAACTTCTGCAAGTAAGGCAAAGCACCCTCAACAACAGGTATCAAACTTGCGCCGATGGACTCCTTGGTTTCATCCAAAGCAACCGTCAAACGCTTGAACTTGCCCTGTGTTGTTTCCGCAGCAGCTGCAGCCTCGCCACCAAACTTCTGATTTAGTTTGCCCATGACCTTTTCGAGGGACGCGCCCTCTTTGATCATGGTTCTCAACTCAGGAGCAAGAAGACCGAGCGCCTTGTAGTTGCCTCCATACGCTTTCTCAAGCGCCTTGGTCACAGTGCTTAGGCTGACGCCTTTTGCTGCACTGACGTTCATGGCAAGAGATGCAGCCCTCTGGGCCTTCGTAATAGAACCAGTCACACGAACCAAGCCAGCAAGCGCTGGACGCAACTCATCATCAGTGACACCGAGCAACTGACCCTGAGTGGCAATCCAATCCTCATTGGCTGCAATCTGCTCATCGGTCGCCTTGGTAGAGCGCCTAATTTGGCGAGCAAGCGCCTCCTGTGCAGCCTGATCTTCAACCGCTGCTTTAGTCGCGTCAAACAGACCAGCAGCTAAACCAGCCAAAGCAGCAGTCGCTGGCACAGCAGCCTTACGCAAAGCAAACTGGGCCTTTTCGCCAGTGGTCTCAAGTTGCTTGAACTGCTTGACTGCCTGCTTGATGCCCTTGGAGTTGAACTCCGTAACAATGGGAATACGAATAGCCACTAAATGTCCTTCTGAACTTTACGCATTACTTCACGGATGAGAATGCCGACACGACGCTCGACCTCGTCTTGATGGGACAAGTATGCCTTCCACAAAAAACGACCCGGCGAGCCATAACGGCGCGTCAAATTGTCAACCATTTCACGACCCTTAGCAGTAGGCACCGGGCCACGACCTGACATCTCGCTAACCAATGCAGCCGAACTACCCCAGCGGATACCGAACACAGCAAGGTCAGAGGTGTAAGCACCAAATTGGCGCGGACGTTTACCAGAGACAAAAGCCTTGATAGATCGGTCAGACTTTCCATCGTCCCACGGAAATACGTCGCCACGTTTGCCCGGGTTCCAACGGTGTTTCATGCCTGACAGCGGAGGCTGCTGAGGGGTCAACTGGCGAGCCTCAGTGATGACAGTTTCAACGATGCCTGCGTAGTCCTTGGTCACCTGACGACGGGCAACCTTGTCAATCTTGTTCAATTCGCGTAGAGCTTCTTTAGCGCCGACAACGGTGAGTTCTGTGTTTACGGTTCTACTTGCCACGGCGTTGCTCCTTGTTCATTTTGTCGAGCACGTCCGCGACGGTGTGCAGCTCTTGTATATCGAATGGGATTTGGGGAGGCCAGAAACCTGTCTCAACGACTAACTCGCAGAGGGTTCGTAGGTAACTGCCTCGCCCGTAGGGTTTGCTGGTTCATCCTCAATCACGTCCACAGACTCAAGGCGTTTGATGTAATCGTCAAACACCACTGGCACTGTGAAACCCTCCTGTTTTGCACCCTCAAAAGCAAGGTACGCAAGGTGCTCCATAGCGACACCAGAAGCAAGATCGGATGCGCGGATTTTGAACTTGCGCTCCATTGCAATGATTGAGAAAAGGTTGGTCGTGACACGGTATGACACGCCGCCCTTCTCTTGAACTTCCAATGTGATTTTCATTTGTTTCTCCTAAATGGTTGGGGTTGGATCAGGTGATGTCGCGAACCCAAGTTCCACCGGTGCCCGTGATCTGCACGGTGGCGATTTCGCCGACGGTGGAGTTGATTGGGGTGAAGTCGGCAATCATGCAATTTGAGATGACGTACTCAGGGTTGGTTGCGGACTCGACTGCGCCTGATGGCGAGATTGTGAACGTTGTGGTGCCAGTGCCTACGCATGTGCTGAGGAACTGCTCGACTTCGCCTGCTCCGTAGGAAAGGTAGAAAGTGATTGACACGTCAACAGACTGAAGACCGCCAGCGAACTTGTGGCCAGTGTCGCCGAAAGCTGTGATCTCAAGTGAGTCCTGACCGACGGTGATTGTGCATTGGTTGCCTTGGTCGGAGAAGTCCACAGTGGTTGCACCCTGTGTCATTCCGATGGTGGCATTTGAGAGGAATGTTGTTGTCGCCATGGTGGCTCCTTTTTGGTTAGTTGCGCCGTACGGCGACGGCAACGGTTAGGTCGTAAGAGGGCAGGTCTTGCCCTCCTACTGATACGAGCCCCGGACGAAGATCCGTGACTGCGATTGGTGAGTTCATGATTTGGTCGGCGATAGTCATGAGATAATCGCCTGCGTCTTGGTTACCCGGAGGCGGTGCAAGAATGCGCAGCCGAAGACTGATTTCGCCCACGTTGTATGTAAACGCTGTGACGCTGGGAAGTTCAATCAGAACGGACAACGGGCGAGCGTTACGAGGGTCTGTGATAGGCACAAGGCTGAGTGCTGTGAGCGCCGTCTTACAAGCGTTTACAGCCTCATACAAGATGCCTGAAGAACTCACGCGACTTGCGCCCTGCCACAGCCAAGCAGCTGCATAATGCGGTGAAGCGTGACAGGCATCGGCAGGTTGCCCATACCGTCAAAGCCACCGTATGAGTCACCGCTAGTTCCGCGTTCACGGTAAAGCGTTGCTGCATACATCGTGGCGCCCAACTCGACATCGGGTGACGGGACTGTGCCCTGTTGATCTGTGTAACCAGCCTCACGGCGTTTACGGAAACACCAGTAGTTAGAAGCCGACACACACTTTGCAACGAAGGCCGTGTCATTAGCGGTTGCCACGTCAATACCAAGCCACGCCAGCACAAGCGCTGAAGTAGTCCAAGTGATTGTCTCGGTAAACGTCAGGGTTCCAGCAAGCGCTGCGTACTCTTCATCATTGGCTGGACCTGTAACCACGTACAAAACTTGATTCAGTTTTGGCACGTCATAGTTGAACTGGAGATAACCCTGTTGGTCTTTCCCGATGTACTCCCATTCCTCAACGCTGATGACGGTGTGTGTGCCGTTGAACTTTGCGCCAGCGCCAGCGATGACAACACTGTCACCGGGCTGAACATCGGAAGGGGTCAGGGTCTGTACGGCTGAAACATTATCAAAGTGAAAACCATGAGTGATTGTGTAAACAGACATACAGACCCTTTCCTTAGTTCCTAGTTATCAGGAGAAAGCGAACTGAACAAACTTGGTTGGGTCAATCATCAACGCTGCGAAGTAACCGCGGAGAGCGATTGTGCGTGACAGTGTCGATGGTGACTCAATGGACATTGTGCCCTTCTGCTGTTCGTAGAGTTCGTAACCAGATGCGTCACCAACGATGGCGACACCGCTAGCGAAGTTACGGTCAACAACAACCTGCAAGCCGAAAGCGTTTCCGCCGTACTGGTTTACACCAAGGTCGCCTTGTGCGTTCATTGGGCCCACCTGTGGGAACAACGGACGGTTGGAGCTATCGCTCAATGCGAGGACGTTTCGCCAGCGGTCTGGAGCGAGGAAGAGATGGGTAGGCAAGTTGCCATTTGAAGAACTCAAAATGGTTGCTGCTGCTTCTGCAATTTCTGCCATCCATACTTCAGGCTTTGCCACGTCTGCGGTTGCAAATGCTTGAGTGACGCTGACGCCTGCAACCAACTGGTCGGCTGCGTAGTTGTCCGTTGCGTTTGCGTAGATACGGCCCATGTCGTCAAGAACGACCTGAAGAATTGAAGGGTCTGTCCAGTCAATGTCGGCTTCGGAGATGTTTACATATCCGCCAAAGATTTGCTTGGTGACTTGATTGTTGAAGACAACAAGTGTTCCTGCGCTTGGTGACTGCTCGCTGATGGATGCACCGATAGTTGTGTGCGTGGTCACCTCTGGACGGATGAAAACCTTTCCGCCTGCAGGCATCGGGCGAACTGTCACTGCGTCACACACAGGCCTCCGACCGATGAAATTGTTATAGGTGCTCTGCCAAATTGGGGTGGGCAAGAGGCCCGGTGTGTCATTTGTGACGATGTCAGGAGCAGCAGCGCGGAGTGCGTGTGACATTTCGTGCCATGCGGAACCGCCAGCGATAAACGCTGACATGTATTCGGCTGCGGTTGGCAATGGAACTTCGCGACGCGCGGTGGCGAAGATTGGTGCTGTTGGAACAGTTTCAGCCGAAGCCTCAACCGTTGGGGTTACTTCAGACATGGTTTCCTCCTCAGGAATGTCTAGGGGTTGGGGTTCGACAACTTCTTCCTCTTCAGGTTGAGAAGCAGCGATTTCTGTAATCACAGCATCAGGAAATGCTGGGATAGCAACAAGGGACAACTCAAGAAGATTTGCCTTAGAGACAATCATTGTGTCGCCCTTGTATTTGAACTTTGTGGGAACGGCCCCCACAGAAACGGAGTCATACGCTCCAGCCTTGACTAACTCAATGGCCTGATCTGATGCCGTTGTCTTTGCAAACTTTGCGGTAAACAAAAGCCCGGACTCGTCATCGACAAGCTCACTCACGACGCCTCTCAACTGAGACATGTCATGATTTTCAATCAACTTTGCAGGCTTCTGATTTACGTCAAAAGCGCCACGAAGGAACTGGACTTTCTGCCCACCTGACACCACTGCTGGAGTGTCCCAAGGAACAGCCACACCCGTGATGGTACGGGGGCTGTCCTCGCCAGCAGCAGCGTCAAGCGTGACAGGCACGGCTACAAACTCAATCTTCACATGTCCTCCATATCGGGGGTCTCAGGGGAAACGTCATCAGAACCCGTGTAGTCCTCCATGTCAAAAGCGACATAGCGGTTCTTAGGTAAGCATTGCGCGCTAGAAAGGGTTTGCTCAATAGCGTCCATGTAGATGCGAGCACCGAACAGATACAAGTCCTGACGGGCCTGCTGTGCGTTTTGGTAAGTCATGCTTGCGCCCTCAGCGGGTGCCGACACTAAGTAAGCGGGCACCGAGCACAAACGTGCCATTTCCAGACTTTGGTACTTGCGCTGATCTGCGATGACTTCCTGAGGGTTCTGGGCGAACTCTTTGAACTGCACTTGACGAGACAGTGCACCGATGGCGTTTTGTTTACGCGCCGAGGCCCACGCCGACGCGAGCGAACCAAGGTCATCCCCAGACATGTCTTCGCCGTCAATTTGCTGAAGATAGCCAGGCACAGTTTCAAGGCTGGCGTATCGGTCAGCTGCTTGGTCGAGAAACAGTGACGTGTTGATGGCGCGCTGGCCAATCTTCAAGATGCCCTCAATCGGGGACAAGAACTGAATCACATTGTTTACGTCAAGAGGGTTGCCGTTGAACTCAAGCTCTTTAGACGGCCCGAAGTACTGAGGAATACCAGTCTGTTCGGTGCTGGAAATGTTTGCAGCAGGGAGCCATGTAAACGAAGCAGGCAACCCGGTCGAGTAGCGAGTTGTGACGTAGGCGTATGCAGCGCCGTAGAAGAACATGTCACTGAAGATGTTTACGAAGAAGAACGAGCGTGAAACCTTAGGGTCTGGGGTTTCCATCCACGGCTCAAGAGGCAGATAGACCTTGTCGTAGTACTCGCCATTCCACTGTTTCGAGTAGTGCTTGAGACCGACGGAGCCGATGATGCCAGCCAGCAGGTCACGCGAACGAGAGACCGTGGGAATACTCAGCGCACGAACCTCAGCAGAACCAGTGGTGTAGTTGATGAAGTTGCCGATATAGGACGCGCCTGCAGCCGCCTGCACAGGTGCAGAGGCGAAGTTAGCGCTCTCGGTCTTGCGTGAGAAAATACCCATCTCTTCGGAGTCTTACACAAGGTTCTTGCAAATGCAACTATCTTGATGAACCCATTGTCGGTTTATTTCCGCCCCCGGGTCTTGAGACCATTGCAGCTGCCACGATGAGACAACGACAAGCCTCGATTGGGCCCGGGCTTCGCTGGCTGGAAATGCTGAGCGCGCCACCCTGTCCACGGATAAGGACGGCACGGTTGACGTGCTCTGCCAGCAGAATCTCACCCGTGTGCTTGACACGGTCTTCGTTGATAAGACCCTTGACCGTGGACGTGTACTTGTTGATTTCCCCATAGCCCCACTGGACGGTTCGGCGCTGAAACTTCTCGGGCGTGTGAATAAACAGAGACGGCGTAATGGCTAACTGCGTTTTAGGTTCACGCTCCAAAGCCTGCGTGATGCGCTCCCACATTTCAGCAATGGACTCAGTCTGAAACTCAATTGATGCCACAATGTCGCCGTCGGTGTTTTTACGGCACCAGACCCCAACATATTTTGAGTCATCCACAGCAGAGTCCACAGCCAACACCGAAGTCGTCCCATCCCACTCCGAGTTCTCGGTAAACCGCTTTGCCCACTGTCCGGGTGGCAACCACGAAGATGCAGCACTCACCCACATATTGCAGTGAGCGCGCAACCACTGAGATCGGTCAGGGCTGGCATGCGCAGCTCGAAGACTTTTGAGCGTCACCGTCCTAGGCATAGACGGGTTTGCATAACCCCAATACCGTTCGTCATCTGGGGAGACCGACTCAGGCACAGACCACTCAGCCATATACAACTCACCCGGCTCACCCTTGTCAATCTGCCCAATGGCCTGCTCACGAAGTTTCTTCATAACCGTGGACGACTCATCGCCAGCCGTGGACACCAGCAACGACAGACCCGACTTGACGGCAATCTGGGCAGGCTTCAAAGCACCGAAATAAGCCGCCTCCGTGATGGCCCACAACTCGTCCACGATCAGAATGTCCACGCCTGAAATACCGTGCTTCTTCCCCGTGGCAGCCTTGACCGAATACTCAGACCCGTCCTTCATCTTCACGCGGTGACGACCATACGCCCACGTCACCTTCGCCATGTCGGTCTCATCCCACAACTCGAAGAGATCACGCAAATCCTCAAACACTTCGGTCGCCAACCCCAACTCGTGAGCCGTCGAAACAACCTTGACGGGACGGCCCCATATCTTGGGCAACTCGGTCAAGCACCAGCCCACTACCGCCGACAACAGAAACGTCTTCCCCTGTTGTCTGGCACAAAACCCCATAGAGCTGCTGTGCGTAAACACATTGTCCGCGTCATGCTCAAAAGCCCCGGCAAGGAAATGCTCCTGCCACGGAAACAACTCACGCCCAAGATTGACCCGTGCCCACTCCGAGATCAGAGGCCCGAAACTCTCGTACCCAATAGTCGGCGTTTCCAGCCGTGGCACGTCAGAGCCAACGCCAGCCAATAAAGGCTCGATATCCCTGCTTTGAGCTGAGTCATGACCGTTTC